TGCATATACAAAGCCAACTCCTCATCTGATTCAGGTAGTTCTTCAGGCGAAGTAACAAAAGGATTTGCTCCTGTTTTCTTTTGAATTGTTTCTAGAATAGGCTTAGCAACCATCTGTCCTTCAATAAGGTCTTGATACTTGCTTCGTTTTTGCTGAGACATTGCGTCCTGTGCAAAAGCCTTAACCTTAAATAATCTGTCAGACATCCCATTAACTACGATATCTACGAACTTAGGAAGTATAGGAACAGGTGTCCAATCTAAATTAAGATAACTTAAATCCCCATCTATTGCTAATTCGTTTTTATATTTACCAACAGATTGTTCTCCCCTTGCATAAAGTCTAAGCCTATGGAAAGTTCTCCATTGGTCGTAGAATCTACATTGAGTTCCGTCTTTCTTAAACCACTCATATTGAATAGCCTGACCGACTTGTAAGCCAAACTCATCTTTCTTCTTCTCAGAATCAGATACAAATTGACTTGGAAAACCTGTCGATGTTATGTTTACATTAACATCTCTCATTGAATATATTCGCTTATTGTTCCCTTGTTATTATATCTCGCAAAGTTAACGATTATTTTCGACTCTTTTTTAGTAGGTTGATATAGGTGTTTTTGACAGGCCATTATTGCCAATCCTGAAGATATACTAGCATCAAACTTAGTCCTATTGCTAATATCAAACTTAGCCCAATCATCTAAAGTTCTGCTAAAAGGCATTGAGCCTATATCATCTTCACTTCTGTCACCAACCTCAGAACCAAATCCTATATACTTTTCAATGTGGGACTCTATAGCTGATGCGTGTGCCTGCTTTATATCTTCACTTGAGTTAGGTATTCCTCCTAATTCTTTTTCTGTCTTAGAAAGTTTATTAATAACCTTATCAGGTCTATTCATACTATAGCCCCTATAACCTCTATTCTTAAAGTGATACAACAGCCTTGGCTTATTGTTCTCACAAAGTATAGGCATACCATAAAAAACACAAGCCATTAGAACATCCTCAAAGAATATCTCTGCTGTTTGAGGTCTTGCTATATACTCTAAAAAAAACTCATTGCTCGGTGCGTCTTCCATACTAAACTTAGTAAGTCCGTGTAGTGCTCCATTAGAACCACCACCACCAACTACTCCTGAGATGTCATAACTGTCACAACCGAAAGCTCCAATATGTTCATTGCCGGGCCACTTCTTTCCGTGCCTAGTTTCTACCCTGTTTTGCAAAGTTCCACTAGGAGTCCAACTTACAAGAAATCTCCCGCTTTTATTAGGACTCCAAACAACCTTAGTATCTTTTACTCCATCCTTCCAAGCAAACGAGCCACGAGTAACGTGATGCTCTGTTATTAAAGTGTCGTTATAATCAATTTGTTGGTATATCTTTGTTAGATTAAACAATGACTGCTTACTTTCATCTCTAAAAGCGTGAGACTCTGTTCTAGGAAACTGTCTATAAAATTCATTTAAAGCATCAGCATCATCTTTTAAAGAGTCCACTTCTGCCTGCCAATAGTCAATTGCTCCTTGAGTAATCATCTCATTGTCAATACCTAATACAGGTTTGTCAGGATTATGTAAGACAGGAAACCCAAACCTATCAATGAATCCCTCCATATTCCACTCCATCGGAATAAAAAGTGAATACATACCGCTTTTTGTTTGACCATTTCTGTTACGGCTAGTAATATCTGAGTCCTCATATAACTTCTTAAAGTTACCACCACCCTTGCTTAATGCATTTGAGGTTGAACCCATCATACACTTACCTATAATCTTGCTACCCAAACGTAAACAGGTTTTTGTAACTCGCCAATTGTTTAGTATATTGTTAGGCTTAATCCACTTTCCACTCTCATCGTGTACTAATAACAATAGTTTTTCACCATCATAAGAGTTGTCATCCGTATTCTTCCAATCGATTGTCGTGTCAAGACCTTCCATATCATCATTAAGAACGGTAAACATATTTTTCTTTGTAATCTTTGATGCAGGTACTCTAAACGCCAACTCAGTCTTTGGCTTATCCATACCATCCATAATAGGCTTAAAGAAAAAAGGAAGCCTACTATTTATAGGGACAACCTTATCTGTAAACATTTTCTTAGAGTCACTACCTGTCTTAGATAGTATACCAACCCTTGCATCTCTTGCTAAAGTACCTACATTTATACACTCAGAAGACCCCATAAAAGAAAAACCTGAACGCCTTATCTTTAAATAGTCCATCCCAAAACTTCTTTTGTCAGCCCTACAAGCCTCCCAATAAATCCAAAAAATTCTGTTTGCTTCCCTAAAGTCAGGATACCCTACATCTATTGATGTCCATTGAAGATACATATAATGAGAGCCTGTTACATAAGAAGACGTGCCATTATTTTTAAAAAACATCCCACTCTCTCTGTAATCAAATTCCTGCTCAATGTAATCAACGTGCCTATCTTTAAAGTCTGATGGCAAATCATTCCATTGAAATATAGATTTAATCTTAGATAACTCTTTAGGCAACTCCTGCCTTTCCCAATACTGCTCTTCTTTTTTCTTAGACCTTGACCAACAAGATTTTGGAGTAGCAGGAAGTCCGATTACCAATCCACGTATACTTACTACGTCTCCAAGAGTACCATCCTTTGATATAACAATAAAGTTATATTTTGGATTATATCCATACTCCCACGACTTACCTTTGTTTTTATTGGTAAGCACAGACTTCGGAATAAAGTCTTTTATTACGATATATAAGTTATCCTCTTGACCTTCGTTCTGCAAATCCTTGTTTGGTATCAGTTTTACTTGCTCCTTTTTCAGAAACTTCTATTTCTTTTTGCTCTGCTTCTATTCTATTTAGAATTTCAAACGCATCAAATATTGCCAACTTTTTAGTAGCGGCTGCATTTTTTAATCTATCTGCAGACAAAGCGTCTTCAGGGTCGTGCTTAATAATCTTCTCTTCAGCTACCTTTATTAATTGCTCCACCGCCTTGTGCCCTGCCTTTATTATCTTTAGCTTTGTTTCTTTTGATGTCATCTTTAATCCTTTTAGATTTTCTTAATTTATGACTAAAGAATAAAGTCTCTTCGTCATCTTTTATTTCATCGTATAGAATATCTTTCCAATCTCTTCTCATAGTACCATAGTTATTTGGTGGTCATACATACGGTATAATTTTTCACCATCTACCTCAAACTCATATTCGCTGTCAGGTTGAAAACAAACCTTATCACCCTTACTAACACCTTTACTAATTAAGTATTTATTTGGAAACTTAATCAAGCCAACTAAGGGTTCTTCTTTAGTATTCTTATAAAGATAGGAATCTTCTTTTTTTATAGGCTTAACAAAGCAATACCTGTCGTAGGTATGCCATTCTTTTCCATCGTGATATAGGAAAAATTGGTCAGGTTCAATAAAAAACAAGTTGTCCTTAAAAAAACTTCTTCCGCTTTTCCTAGCACCTTTAATGTCGTTATAAAATTTGAATACGTTGTGGTGTACAAGAAGCTTGTAACCTTTCTTTATAGGGCCTTCATACCCTAATGGGACTTCCATAACTATAGCCTCTCGGTTAGAGAACTTATGGTCTTCTTCGGATGTGCTTGTTATAAACTCAATCCCACCAATATCTTTGGTGTTATTGTAACGCCTCCCCTTTAAAGGAGTCGCTATAAAAAAGAACGGTGATTTCATATTTTAATTTGATTCTAAAAATTCACATTGAACTCTATAGATACAGGCATATTAACAAACCTTTTCCATAAAATAACTTCGTGTTTATCTTTTGATTTAATCCAAATCTCAAAAGAATCCGATGATTCGTTATATTTTATAAGATGAATAACTGATGTGTTCCCTAAAACTTCTTGACCTGCTATATAATGCATTGCTCCTGACTTGTAATCAGGGCCAACAGCTATTTTTCTTATATCCATTTATTATGATATTTGTTGGATTACCCTCCAATTTGAACCATCAGACCAAACTAAAATACCTGTGTATTGTGTGTTTAAAGCTACAGAAGATACTCCATTTATAGTTTGTCCAAATACAGGAGTTAATATAACTTGAAAAGTGGTGTTTGTAAAAGTCCCATCAGTAATTAACCTAATGCTTCTGTAAGCATCTGTTACCGCAGATGGCAATGTAAGAGTATAGTTACCATTACCTCCTGACCAAGTACACGAATACATATTTACTGTAGCCCCTGATGAAGCTGCTGTAGGGATAGATGAACTACCTGAAGATAATGCACTTACAACTGTTGGTGCTCCTGTGTTATATGGATTTAGATAAGGAATATTTAGTTGTGCTCCTATAAGAGTTGCTTCTCCTCCTCCTCCTGTTGTAACGGTAATAGCTCGTTGGTATTGAGGAATATTCAAGGCTGTACCTACAAGGGTTGCAGGGCCTGTCGTTCCGTTAACACTTAAGCTTATAGTCTCATAAGGAATATTTAGTTGTGCTCCTATTAAACTAGCTGAACCTGAACCTCCTGTTGTAACAGTAATAGCTCGTTGGTATTGAGGAACGTTTAAAACTCCCCCAATTAATGTTGCTGCTCCTGTCGTTCCGTTAACAGTTAAACTGCCAAACGAACCTGCATTAGTTCCATCAACAAATAAAGTATTACCAACTTCTGTAATAACAATACCTCCTTTAGGCTGTACATCAACAGAACCTGTTATTGAGTTTACATCTGTAACTCCTGAAACACCACTACCATAATCAGGAATATTTAAAACTCCCCCAATTAATGTTGCTGCTCCTGTCGTTCCATTAACACTTAAGCTATCTAACTTACCTGCGTCGCTTCCATCAACAAACAAAACATTACCAACCTCTGTAATAACAATTCCACCTTTAGATTGTACATCAACAGAACCTGTTATTGAGTTTACATCTGTAACTCCTGAGCTACTATAGTCAGGTATGTTTAAAGCTCCTGCTGTTAATGTTGCTGCTCCTGTTGTTCCATTTGTACTTAAGGTATCGAACTGTCCTACATTAGAGGCATCTAAGAATATAACATTACCAACCTCAGTTATTACAAGACCTCCTTTAGGTGTTAATGTAACAACTCCGGTTAAAGTGTTTAGCGACTGAACACTAAGACTTCCTCCCGGAATTAGTTTTATAATATCTCCAAGCAAATAGTTCTTAGTCACATCCAAATTGTCTGCATCCGAGCCTATTAAAATATCATTAACAGTCGGTTGTGATATAGGGTATGTGCTAATTCTTGCCATTGTATTATACTTTTGTTAGTTCTTCTTTTTCTTTAGATTTGGAAATTTCTCCTGTTTCAATATTTATTACAGAATCTGCACCATATTTTTTTATTAAAGACTGCTCCTGTTTAGCGTAAGTAGCTTTAAGTTCTTCTACTTGTTTTATCAAACTAGCTTGAGATATTACTGTATCTCCAAGTTTTATTTTTGCTTGATTAAACTCGTTTACTAATCCTTGAATTGTTTCTAATTCTTTTTTTGTTAACTTTTTTGACATTTGATTTAATTTAAATTATTAATATTCTACAAAGATATGAAAAATATAACTACTATTAATAGTTTGTTTATTACTAATTAGTAGAGGGAATAGGCTGCCCTATTATCAATGATAAAGATGTTGGATTAATTTGCTCATCTATTTGATTAGCTATACCAAGTTTTAAAGCATCTACTGCTTCAGTTCCCATTGCTGTTATAACCCAAGCTGTAACTACCTCGTTAGTTAAATCCTCAAAAGGAATAAACTCAGTTACAGTTGAGGTATCTAAAATTTGTGTCCCAACCGTTGAGGCTTGATAAGGTTGGCCATTAGGCATAATATCCTCATTACTAGCCCCTAAAATACTCCAATGTAC